TATACAAGTAGTACAAAAATTTAATTTACCTTTTATACCTGTGTTATCTAAATCAGGTGGCTTACATTTTTTTGTATTTTTAAAAGGTTTTATTAAATCAGATAAAATGAGACAAAAGCTACAAGAATTTAATGAGATGTACTTTTTAAGTAATGAAGTATTTCCATGTAATAAAACAATTAATATGCCTTATTTTAACATGAATAGCACTATGGAATTTGCTTACAATAATCAAGGCACACCAGTTTTAGTAGGTCAGTTTTTAGAAATAGTAAAATTAAAAGCTATTACACCGAAAGAATTTTTAAACTATCAGCTGCAAGATAATGATGTAGAAAGAGATTGGAAACATTATCCACCTTGTGTTCAAAAATTAGTGCAAGATGGTTGGGCAGGTAAAATGCGACATCAATATTTATATAATGTTGCAGTATTAGAAATGAAAAAAAGAGTCGGCATTAACTATGTAGAGTTAGACAAGATAATGCAAGAGAGAAATAAAAAAATATTTACAAATCCATTACCTCCAACAGAGGTATCACAAATGACAAAAGGTATACATAAGGAAGGATATGGTTATCAATGTCCACCAAAACATAATGAATACCAAGCTATCTGTAATTATGAGTTGTGTAAAACTAGAAAGCTAGGTAGAGGAGAAGAAACACCTGGTATCATAGATAAGTTTACAAACATTACTTATGTCCAGGACACAAAAAGTGTATGGTTTGAATTTGATTATGAAGGTCAACACATAACAGTTACACCTGATGATATGAAAGATGAAAAAAGTTGGAGAGTAAAATTATTAAGATACAGAGTATACTGGCTAACTTTACCAAAACCAAGAAAAGGTCCAAGTCAGTTTGAAATGTTAATGAAAGCCATTGTAGAAAAATCTGTAGAGAGTCAAGATCATAGATATGCAGATAGTGTAGAAGAAGAACGATATGAGATATTAAAGAAGTTTTTTGAAAGCCATATTGAACAAGACAGATATGAAAAATTAAAAGATGGCTATGTGGTGTTAGATAGTAACACTAACATATGTTATTTTAAAAAGATTACACTAGCTAATTTTTTACAGAAAAGTGGTACAAAAAGTTTTGCTAATCCAATGATAGCATTACGAATGTTAAATTGTAAAAAAATAGATTATCACGAAGGTGAGAAAAATATATGGACTGTAGAAATGCCTGAGTTTGTAAAACATAAAACAGTAAAACAAAAACCTAAAGATGATGTAAGTGAGATGGATGATGATTACCACAAAAAGTTCAGAGCTGCAAAGACATAGAGCTTTGTATCAAAAAACCATAAAGATATTTGGTCCACCTGGTACGGGTAAAACACATACTCTAATTGAGAGAGTTTTAAAAGGTCATTTAGCTAGAGGAGTAAAACCTATTGAAATTGCCTTTATATCTTTTACTAACAAAGCAGTTGATACTGCAATAGAAAGAGCATTGAAAGCTTTTCCACAATATGACACGGATGACTTTGCTAGATTTAAAACACTACATAAATTTTGTAGAAGATATTTTGAAGAAGAAGTCTTTGACCCAAAAGCTTGTATGTTAGATTACGCATTACAAGCAAAAATTATTAAAACGTCTGATAAAAGATTATCTGATGATAACTTTACATATAAAGATTGGTCATTAGGTGTGTATGATAAGTCACGAAACATGATGCTAGATCCTGTAGAAGTATACAAAAAAGAACAACATAAGATGGATAGCTTAGATATTTATATTAGAAAAATAGATACGTACAATCACTATAAGAAAGACAGCTTTATAGACTTTACTGATATGATAGAAAGAACAATAGATGAAGTAGACTTTCCAGAACTAAAAATACTTATACTAGATGAAGCTCAGGACTTTACACCATTACAATGGAGTGTGCTATATAAGTTAGCACAAAAAGCAAAAAGAGTTTATTTAGCTGGTGATGATGACCAAGGTATATATAAATTTAATGGCAGTGATCCTAAATACTTCACTACATATTTTCCAGGTCGTAAAGTAATACTTAGACAAACAAGAAGATTTGGTGAAGCGATACATCATTTTAGCCAGATTATTAGAAGAGGTATATTGGATAGTATAGAAAAAGATTACGAGCATTTAGAAAAAGAAGGGTATGTAAAAAGATATTTAAACTTTGCAGAAATACCTATCGGTGATTTGCCAGGCACTTGGTATATATTAGGTAGAGTAAACACTACTGTAAATGAATTACGACTAAGTGCAAAAGAAGCTGGCCTGTACTTTGCTGACAATCGAGGTAATAAATCTTTTGATGTTAAACAATGGAGAGCCATTAAAGCTTGGACTGCAATATCAAAAGGTAAAGATATTAGTAAACAAAATGCTGAAGTTATGATGCGATACATCAGAGAGGTTAAAGATCATAGTTATAGACGTACAGGATTTTGGATAGATTTACCTGACACACAAACTTATGACTTTGATGGTTTATGTGATTGGTGTGGTTTAAATTTAAATGATGAAGCAGCAACAAAACCATGGTGGCAAATTTTGTTAAGAAACTTTACACCAAGTCAAACAGAATATTTTTTACGATTATTGCAGCGCTATGGACAAAAGAGTTTAGACGATGAGCCAAAGATAATTATAGATACAATACATAGTGTAAAAGGTGGTGAAGCTAACAATGTAGTTTTGTACAGTAAAACAAATTGGCCTGCCTCATACATTAATAAAAAAGATGCAAGTGACAAGAGTGATGAAAAAAGAGTGTATTACACAGGAGCCACAAGAGCCAGAGATACTTTACATATACTATCCAGCAATTATAGGTATAATTATCCTATAGGTGAAGATTATTTAATTTATTTAAGGGAGAAAAAATAATGGAAATAATATGGATATATACAATCATAAGCACCTTAATTGGTTTGCAAAACGCAGGAGTTATATGATGTATAAGTATGAAATTAATTTAAAGTTGCAATTTAAAACAAGACCAACAAAACATGAAGTAGAATCAAAATTATTTGACGTTTTAAAAAATGGTTTTATTTTAAAAAGCACAGAGGACAAAGATTATTTTGTTAAAAAGAAAACTATAAAGGAGAAAAATATTGAAGGAAAAGTTAAGTAAAACATTAGTAGAATTTTTTGAAAAAAATAAAAACATACCAAAAGAAACTGTTGAAGAGTTTCAAGTAGTATTAAAAAAAGTATATGACAATACTCCTGATGATCAAGATGATTTATGGGAGAAGGGTGGAGATCATTATAAAGATTTTAAGATACAACCCTCTCAGTTTATTAATCAAAACGATTTAGGTTTTGCTGAAGGTAATGTAATTAAATATATTTGTAGACATACAAAGAAAGATAAGAAGAAAGATATTTTAAAAGCA